GAGATAATAATGTTGTAAGGTCCAGAACTACCAGAGTCTCCAGTTGCATTTTCTATTATATGTACTCTTTTTAGAGTGTTTGGACCTATAGTTATAGTGCAATCAGAATCGAGATTACCTGTATATTTGATATAGATAGCTCTTGCTTCATCAGCAGAACCATCAGCCACTGTAGACGCATGAGTATCGGCATTAGTGGTTATAGCCTCCGTGCCATAACCTAATGCTTCTCCAACTAACTCTAAATTAGTATTGGTGCTTGTACCCCAAGTTCCTGACTCATCACCTGTGGTAATTTCTTTAAGTCTTAAATTATTTACATATGTTGCCATATTTTGTCTCCATTATGATTATAGTATCTTTTATCATTGTAGTTAAGCTACTTCCTCCCAGTTAGGAGTTTGTGAAGTATTTATTGTTGAATAGCTGGGAGATTGAGAAGTATCTATTAGTCCCCAAATATTAACACCTGTTTGTCCTAATGTACCAACTATAGACTCTCCTGTTATATCTACCCCTGCTGCTGCAGCTACAGATTCTGTACCAACAGCGCCTGTTGCAGCCTGTCCAGTAATAGGCAATATATTATTACTAATAATACTTTCATCACCTATATTTCCTGTAGAAGTAACTGCTGTTACGCCAACAATAGCTACTGCTTGAACAGCCATTGTGCCAACAGCACCAGAACTTGATTGTCCAGTTACTGATAAAACATTAACAGTAACTAATGATTCTGTACCTAATGCGGTTGTTCCTACAACTCCTGTTTCAGCGACATTAGCTACACCTGTAACTGTTTCGGAGCCTAAAGCTGTAGTTCCTGCTACGCCTGTTATAGCAACAGGAACAGGATTACCCCATGTGCTTGATCCCCAAGTGGATCGACCCCATCCAGTTACAGCAGCCATTTGCTAGTATTAAGCTATTCTTATGATAGCATTTGAGGCATCTGCTGTTGGAAATTGTATAGTAAATGCACCTGCCGTAGAGGTTTTATCCCCTCCAAAGTCAAACACAGCAACTGCTGGGTCTCCAGAAGCAGAATCATTAAAAATCATACAACCTCTAGCAGTAATTGTTGCTGTGCCAAAGGTTAAGTCTGCAAAATCAGTAAACGCAGTTGTACCAGAAGATGAAGGGTCAACGCGCGTTAAACTAGCGCCTTTCGCAGTATAGTTCGTACCTGATGCTTCTTGGCTAGTAGTATAAGCTGTAGTAGAAGCGCTCATAGTAGCTGAGCTAGTGTACAAAGCTAAGTTAAAGGTGCTTCCACCAGAGTTTTTAAAGTTATGCACCCCTTCTAATAGTTCTACCTTAAAAGATGTACACATTGCTTGAGTTATTGCCATTATATTCTCCTTATAATATTTGCTAAGTCTTTATGACCTTGTTTCTCTAATTCATTACAAATTGTGCAGATGTGGTTATTTATGCCTTCTCTAACATAAAATGTAATTATTGCTTGAATCCTACTTTTAAAAGCATCAGCTTGTGCTTTTACCATTGGGTCTGCATTTTCGCTAGTAGATACAATTTTATCCACTGCCATTGCTGCAAGTTCCTCTGGCGTATGACCTCTATTTTGTCTAGTTGTAACCCCTAAGTTACCTAAACTTATTTCAAATTTATCCGTTTGCATTAATACTTATTTGGTTCTACTAAGTTTAAATCTTTTCTATTTATTATGCCAACAGGTTTTTTTTGTTCCTCTAATTCAACATCAGATAAATTACAGACTTTAAAACCAGCGCCATTTTGATACGCAACTTTAGGATTGTTCAATCTATGGTATCCGTAAAGCTTTTCTTCTATCCCAATATCTGTGTCTAACAATGAAGAACGAGGCGCTATTCCTAATTTAATTCCAGCATTTATACATTTAGATAACCAAAATTCAACACATGATCTTCCCGCTTCTGCAAAGTGCATATTGGTTTTATAAGTAAAATCTACACCAAAAATAGATATACAAGAGACTTTCCCCCATAAAGCATAAGCTATTGAATATGCAACTGTATTATTAAAATAAGCACAATCTAAATCTTTAACAATATCTTCTAAAGGATACTCAAGCGCCATAGGTACTCTTTCGTCTTTTTCACAAGTATAAATAGGATAATCAGCTTCTGGCAATCTTGCTCTCATCATTTCTGTCATTGAGCCAGCATCTTCTGTATCCAAAAAACGACTCATAGGGTCTAATATAAATGCCCTGTCTATACGAGGTAAAACTCCTATCATGGCGTTTATTGCCCATATCTCATCAAATTCGACACTATGTATTTGTGATAAATGAAAATCTATTTGACTTTGACCCATAGCAACTATGGCAATATTTTTGCCACTTAACATCTTTGGAGCTTTTTCTGATTCTTCTGTCATTATGACCTTTGAACTCTTACAACATCATCTCTGTAAGTATCAACTGTATTGTCTCCTTCTCCAAGATTTTTTAATCTTGCTAAAGCCTCATAAAATCTTTTTTCATAAGTTGCCATTAAGTCAGGGTCTCCCTTCATATATACATAAGACTCAAGCAAAGTTCCATACAATAAAGCATTAGTTGCATTCGTTGATAGCCAAGTTGTTCCGCTATCTTCTCCTGCTGTTATTGAATTAGGTCTGTAAAAGTAATGTAATTCGACTGTATAACCGCTATTGGGTGTTGGTCCAATTATAAAGGTAGTATCATCAAACAAAGCATAATGTTTTGGCAACCCTGTCGTACCATCATTGGGATACGCTTCTCTAATAAAGTTCACATCTTTATATAATAAAAATGTTTGTGATCCTGAATTTACATAAGACAAAGAAAAATTATCTAAAAAATCCGATGGTGTAGCAAGATACTCATTGCCAGAAGTTAAAGTACCAGTAACATTTTTCCTAAAAACTGGCAGATTAATTGTTTTTAATATTCTTTCTTCTGCTTGTTTTATAAGAGTAGGTAAATCAGAAACAAAAGTGGTTTCTGTATTTTGTAAATAATTCTGTACCAAACTTTTTAATTGTGTATAAGTCATCCTATGCTCACTGTTATTTTACCAACCTTACCTTCCATTTTTGTATTCATAGTGCTAGAACCAAAAACATCAACACCACCCCCTATCGGGTCAAAAGAACCATAAGTAGTTGACTCTGACTCTCCGCTATCTGTTCTTGCATTAAATAATGCTTGTGGGTCTGATGTATTAAGTTGTCCTACTTTTAACTGAGGCTGGTCTACATCGAAACAACTATCACACACTCGTAAGCCGTTTCTTGTACCATTCTCTATTTCATACTTTAAATCGTTTAATTTATAACTAAAACCACATCTATCACAAATGCCTAAAGCTTTTGTTCCTCTTGCATACATTAGTAATTACTATAAATACTACTATCTGGCACAAATCTTACAGACGCTCTTTCTCTATCGCTGTCGCTAACTTCATTCCAAAGCTCATCATAACGAGCCTTTATCATTGGAACTCTCGGTTGCGCTTCCATAGACTTGCAAGCAATGTTGTACGCTAGTGCATAAGTTAAACATGGTAAGTATCTTGCAGGCACATCTGCATTATTAGAAGCTACAGTTCCTGCGTCTTCAATTCTTTTTATATAGTCATAAACTAAAGTGTAAGTTTCTGCGCTATCAGGCGTTGACCATAAAACTATATTAATTGAACTGGTGCCTTTATCTACATAAAACTGAGTAGGTTTAGACTGACTCAACTTTTTAGCCTGATGATTGTATTGTGTCCTAGAAATTCTAGTAAGTTGTTGGTCGAACTGTTTAGTTGTATCACCTGAATCAGTTCTTAAAAAAGCATCTACAATTTCTAAAGCAGAACTTTCTGCTGCGTAACTACTTGTTCCTGCAGTTAAAGTTTGTGTTCCTTGTTCTATCTTCCAAAGATTTAAGCCTTTGTTTTGCCATTCTAAAAATATAAGGTTTAATGCGCGTTTTGCTGTATTGTAATCATAACCAGAACGCATAGTAAGACCGCAAAGATCATATGCCTCTTCCATAATATCCGATAAATCGAGATTAAATGTTGTTGTACTACTTGTAGCCATTATTTACTCTTTTTTACTCTAGTTATTTTCAGTCCAGATTTAGTTCTTTGAACAGTTTCCTTTTTCTTAATCGGAGCTTTAGTTGTTTGATCCTTCATAATATTAACACTTCCACCTTCTGCGAGCCTGTCGTATTCTAGAATTAGGATCATTCCTCGTCTTAGCTGAACTCCTTTTTAGTTGACCTGCTGACCTTGCACAATAAGACTTTCTGCGTTTAGCTGCCTTACTACCTTTTTTAACCTTTCCTGTAACTGCTGTTTTTAACTTAGAACCTGGATTTGCTTTGCGATACGCTGCAACTCCTTTTTTAGTCATACCAGCGCCACTTTCAGTAGGTCGATAATTAGCACCCTTACCTTTAGTTGTTTTAGGTATAGATTTTGTACGATTTCTTTTTCGCATTTATTTATCTCTTCTTAGCTGTCTTTTTAGATTGTTTAAATGCTCTAGCTGTAGGTGCGCCTTTGCTACCTACTTTACGCATCTTTTCTCCAGAACCAGCCTTGATACGTTTTCTTTTAGCGTGTATGTTTGCGTACAAACCTTTTTTCTTCACGACTTCTTTTTTGTTCTACCGCCCTTCTTCATTCCACCAGGAACATTAGACAATTTAATTTCAGGAATAGTAACTCTCCTTCTAGGAGCAAACCCAGACCCTAATGATGATGGAAGTTGAGCGTAAGACGGATTAGCACGTCCAGTCAATCCTGCTGGTTCTTCCCAAGTTTTTTCTCTCAATCGCTTGAATTGGCGACTAAGACCACCACCATACATTTTTTTGGCATATTCTTTATAAGACTTTGTTTCTTTGCCTATTTCGAGTCCACCACCAGTCCTATACTTCTTAGACTTGCTTTTGGCTCTTCCCTCTTTACTATATCTGGTATTTCTACCTAACCCTTTACTCATAATTTCACCTTTAAATAAAAAAATTATAATACCCTATATTGCAAGGGTATTATAAAGTTAAATTAACTACTTCTTTTTAGCCGTAGTTTACTTTGCGGCAGTTTTTTTAGGTCTGCCTCTCTTAGCTGGAGCCTTCTTTTTAGCTGATGCTTTTTTCTTGGTAGGTGTTTTACCGCCTACATAAGCCTCATTTACATCAGCCGTAGATGGATCGTCAGCTACATAGTGACCTTTGTCATCTCTAGCTCTGACTCCGTTCATTTCATCACATTTACGTTCTGCGTCTTCTAAGTCAGGGTCTGGACCAAATACAGGTCTGTATATCCCGTCTTCGTCTTTATGCAAAACTTTATATTGTGGTGGAAATTCACCAGTTTCAGATATGACATAATCTTTACCTTTTGCCATGTATCCTCCTAAGCGTGATACGCTGTCATTGTTGTGAAAGTGCTAACAGTATATTGAATATACACGCCATCACTAAACACAACACCCTCTTCTGGAATAGTAACATCCCTAGTTACAGTAGCACTTGCGACTGTTCCTAGCTTCATTGTACTTGTTCCAGTAGGTGATGTAGTTAAAAAATCAATAGTTCCAGCCGTTCCAGAATTTACAATGTAAACTCCTTTAAGCCTTGACCTACCTGCGAAAATAACATCTGCACATCCTGCTGCCATGCCTATAGAGACATTAGCTGCTGGTTGTGCTGACGCTGCTGCTGCTGTTACTGTTTTAAAATACTTAGAACCAGCGTGTGCTGTTGCAGAGCCAGTTAAAGTAATTACTTCAGATTGACTATCGCCATTTACATCAGTACCAGTGATAGTAACAGTCTTGCCATTATCACCAGTGCCTGCTGTAGTACAGGTAATAATTCTACCTGACGAAAAAGTTGCCACGCCACCAGAAGCATCTGTTCCACCTATAGTGAAATCAGTATTGGCTCTTTCTGCTGCTGATACTGATGCAGCATCTACTGCATTAGTGTCTGCAGTTAAAAAAACCGCTTTTACATCTGACCTAGCCATTATTTACCCCCTTACTCGAATGGAGTTGCTAATGTGCCATCGCCATGAAGAAAGGCTTCACAGTGCCATACTGCTGCTGTAGTTGCTTTTAAACGAATAATTCCGCCTACAAGCCAGCCTTGTCCTGCCGTTCCTAAATCAATAGTATCGTCATTACTAGCATCAGGGATAAAAGTATTCATATCTGTTGCAGTTGCTGGATCAAAAAGATGTGCAAAACCAGAATATAAATCATCTGTATTTGCAGTATTAATTTGTCCTGCACTTGTAAAAGTTGTGCCAACTATAAACGTATAGTTAAGTCCTGCTGCTGCTGTAGGTAATGTTACTACAATACCATCGGCTTTATTTAGAGTGAATACTGCTCCAGACTGAGTAGTAGCTACTGTATAAGTAGCAGCCGTAATATCAACAATATTGTCATAAGATGACACATACCCTGTGGTAACTAAATTACCACTTGTATCTACATCTAAATTAGTTGTGATTGCACCAGTCGTGGAGTTTTTGCTGATTTGTTCAAAACCATTCTCCGACCTAACTGGTCCATTAAAAGTTGTGTTCGCCATATTTCCTCCTAAAGGAAAAAGTCTATCATCTTGGCAAGTCTGCTAGGGCAGTTGATAGACAGTTAATTAAATCCCTAGATACGAAAAAAAGGGGAGCATAGCTCCCCTAATTTGTTTAGCTTGAACCTGGTGAACCCCAGATACCTAGCGGATCAGACACTCCAAAGGAATATCTTTCTCTAGCTTTGTATCTTACGTTTCCAGTATCAAAATCTCCGTCCATTGACGTAGTCATTGGCGCTCTAACGAAATGTTTCATTCCATCAGGAACATCGGTAGTGATGAAGAAAGCGTTTGTATCAGTTAAATAGTGATTAACTGCATAACCTTCTGGTATCACACCATTGCTCTTAACGGCATTTATGTCGTTGTCTGCTGTACCAACTCTATACTCACTTTCTAAGAGGCGAGTAGCTACGAATTGCAGATCAGTTGGAACGATCAACTTCTTAGGTCTAGCTGCGATTTTAAGACCTCTTTCGTCAGTCCACTTGCTAATTTGAATTACTGCATCTTCTAAAGATGTTTCATTCAAGTCAGCACCAGTAGTGGGTCTGTTAGAGTTCTTGCCGCCTGACACTAATGGGTGACCATCACCGCCTGTTACACCATCACTACTAGCTGTAAATAGGTTGACCCCATCTCCAGACTGGTAAGTGTTGGTGAATCCGTTATTCAATGGATAAGCTGCTTTGACTTGCTTAGTGTAAGCCATAGCTCTTGCTAACGCTTTAGTGTATCTGGCAGATAAACTTACATAAAGATTATCTTCCATTGCTTCCTCAGTAACTGAGAAACCTAAAGCAATAGTTTCATGTGTATAACGGGCAACAAAAGATTCTTGTGCAGTATCGTAAGATATTGTCGCACCTTCGTCTTTTACTGGAGCAGCCGCAAATCCTGATAACTTCAGTTCTTCCTCAAACGATCTCTCGGAATTTTCTGAAGAATAGATTTGGTCATGCTCATTCTCGTAGTTATTGTACTCTTCTCCAAACAAAGCATTCAATCCAGGAAGAAGTTGTTTAAGCTCATTGGCTCTTGATATTGCTGCCATGATTTACCCCCTAGCCTATGCCAGTTGTGTTGAGCAATTGATGCCCTACGTTAAACATTACTAATACATCTGTGTAAGAATCACCAATTGCGCTATCTGGACCATCGACAAAGTCGACAATCTTTACAGGTAATGTATTGGTGGTTGCTACAGTAGATATATCAACCGAATTTTTGCTTGTTCCTATTGCTGTACTTCCTGCAGTTTGAACAACAGCACAATTCTTTCCAAGATCATCTTGGTCAGCAGCGCCATCGCATTGCATTTGCATAACAATAAAAGGATCAGAAGCAACGTAAGCAACAATATCATCCGCAGCCGTTGAAGCTGGGAAATATTGGTTAGGTGTAAATTGACCAGTAGTTGGGTCAGTGTATGCACAACCTAAGAAAACGCCTATTGGAGTACAAGCCGTAGTACCAGTATCCTTTTGGATAGTAGTATTAGGGTTATCGTCACCCCACTTTACAAAATCGCCATAGAATATGGAAGTTCCATAAGCACTTTTGATTTTGTAATGCGTTACTTTAGCATTGTAAGAAGCAGACACTAACGAGCTTACAGGTCTAGCACCATGAGGACTAGCTGATGAAGCCATAATAGTCTCCTAAATTAAAACAATTACTTTTCCAAGCCTAAGAATCTTTACCAAAGGTTGTTGATGATTTCCTCTCAAAAACTTGCTTAGTAGCCATTCTAGAGTCTTGGTCCTTAAAATAAACATTGTCCACAGATTCCATTTGAGTTTTTGCCATATTTCTAAAATGGGCATCTCTAGCTTTCGCTTTTTCTTCTGGCATCTTGCACAATAGTTGTCCACCAATCTCAATATTTCCTTTATCTGCCCATTCGGATTTGTAGTCCAAAGTATGAACATGAAGTTCAGGATGGTCTTCCGCCTTACATGGAATCCAACCTTCTCTAAACTTCCTAGATACATTAGGATTGTCTGCATTTCCTAGCAGACTGGTTCTTATGTACCTAAATACCCATCCTTCTTGAGGATTAGGAGTTGGTAAGTTTGATGGATTTTCCCAACTCTCTGTGTGTTGGGTAACCTCTCGGTCATCTGACCCTCTAGGGGTACGCACTTGATTAGAGTCTTCTGTAGAAGATTCTACTTTTTCATTTTCATTATTAGCTTTACTTTCTTCCATTTAGGACTCCTGTAATAATTGTTTTGCGTATTGCTCAGGCGTTATACCAAGTTGACGTGCTAATTTCACTTGCGTCTGAGTCAAACGTACATTGCGAGGATTTTTATT